ATAGCCGCCTGCCGTTCCTACGCTTGCTACGTTTACAATCAGTACATCCGTAGCAGCAATAAAACTATTTGTTAGCGTAAAAGCAGCTGTAGCATCGTCTGCTAAGGCCGCGTTGTTCATAGTTATAGCACCGCTTTTTGCGTTTAGTGTAACCGCAGTAGTCTTATTACTTGCTTGGGTTACAGTGCCGCCACCTGAAGAGTATCCAAACTTACCTGTAAGTTGTACTTCGCCAGTTCCATTTGGTGCTAACACCAATGATCCGTTAGAGTTTGTGGTAGAAATAGTATTAGCATCTACTTTTACGTTATCAATAGAGACGGAGCCTGTACCAACCGACAGAGCAGTGGCAACACCAACGCCGCCATATACAACTTTTTCAGACGCTGCGGGGCCGTCGCTAACGTGTAGCAACTGGTCATACGTGTCTTTAATATCTGAACCGGTTAGGTTAGTAGGCATCTAGCATCTCCTAAATAGGGTGAAAGGGGGCCTAAGCCCCCGATCAGTTTGTGTTAGCTGCAATCTGCAACTAGCGCCCAGAGGCGCATAACAGCAGCATCAGCAGCATTGATAGTTTTAATATCAATGGTATCTGCAGCGGCGTAGTACTTACCGTTGCTGTAGCCCAATACAGTGTTTGGCGCAGCTTCAGCTAATACCAACGCAGTAGCGTAGGATGCAGCAGTGTTTGCGTTCACACCATCTAAGAACCCATCGGGATCAGTGGCGTCACCAACGTCAACAGTACACGTAGCACCTTCAGCGGTAGTAACATCTAGCCCAACCTGCATAACGTAAGTTTTAGCAGGTATCTGCATGACTTCTAAGATGTCATTTGCACCGATTGCAGTTTGACCTGCAGCTGCACGATCAGCAGCGATAGTTGCCCAGTTAAGGGTTATTTCAATCATAGACAGTTTGTTAAGCCCGTTATTCGGGATAGCAGGATAGCCTTTATTGAAACCAGTTCCTTCAGTATAAGTAGCCATAATTCAGACCTCCGATTAAAGCGTTACAACGGCTTGGCAAATGGCTTCAGGCTTAACAACCTTGTATCCATATACCTGTAGACCGCGAACAATGTTTCCGAATGTAGACTCGGAGCGAATAGTTTCCATCTCTGTCATCTGTGATGCAAAGGTGAAACCCATTTTATGACCAGCAATAACATCAAAGTTAGCACCAGTTTTCTTGAGATTGTGGCTCATGTAAACTGTGAACCGGTCAATCATACCCAAGCGGCCATTACGTAGAGGTGATGTGCTATCACCAGTAATAGACGCATCTTTAAGGTCTGAACGCTTGATTAAGCCAGCCATCTTAGCTGGGATAACAAGATAACGGTCTGACTCAGGCGTGTTAGCTTCGTCCAGAACTGTACCCATATTAACAATCAAGTCGATAACATTGGTTGTAGTCATTGCTTCAGGAGCACCTGCTGTACCTAAGTCAATGTCGCCAGAGATTGCACCAGCAGTTGCACCTTTATTAAGGGCAGAGATGTCTGGAAGGATGTCAGTAAGAACACGCTGGTCAATTTTAATCTTCATACGCTCGGAAGCGTCTTTAGACCATGTGTCCATCAAGTTTACGTCAGACTGAATGTTATCAACATCGTCCTCAACACAGGCAAAGTACTCACCTTTGTCGATTAGAAGTTGCAACTTAGCTTTGTCAGGGTTCTCTACGGATAGAGTTTGGCCCTTAACGTAATCACGAATAGTGATTTCAGGTGTAGTACGGATATTTACCGTGTCACCCATATTACGAATTTCACCTTCGTACGCAGTGTTAGAGATTGCCGACAATACTGTTGCATCGTAGAAATTCTCAATTAGTTTACCAGACCAAATTTCAGGAATAAAATTACCTGAATATGCTGGGTTACCGGGAGATACTGGAAATGCCATGTTAGGCTCCTATTGTTTAATTATGCAGTGACAATGCGACCTTCCCGCTGTGCTGCGAAAATGTCACGTTCTTTTCGGTCACGCTCCTGCTCTTTCCCCTTAAACTTACCACGCTGTACATCAGAGAAAAATGTTTTGATGTCATTTGCAGTATACGTCATTGGTTCACTTGAGCCTTGGGTACTACCTGAACGTCCTCGTCCGGGTGATACTTGTTTCTCAAGTTGTGAAGTAGCATCGGCTTTCCGACTGGGTTGAGCAACAGACTGGCCAGTTTGCGCCTTCCATGTAGCGAAGAAGTTTGTTACGCGCCGTGCATCCAGATTCCGTTGAGCGTCATCAAGATACGTTTGTCGGCTAATACCTGTCAGTGGGTCAACGTCAAGTAGCCAAGATTGAAAGTCCGGGTCTACATTGACGTCTTGCCAATCGGGTACTGCGTTCTGAATATCAGCCCAGAATACTTGTTCAGTGGTAACTGCTTGCCTATGCTGTAGTTGCTGCACTTGCGGCACTACGCTGGTTTGCATCCCTCGTACAAGATTTTCTAACTGGTCAATACGTGACTGCTGTTGGGCAGCTTCTTCACGACTAACTCTACGCATAACATCAATAGATTCACCATATTCTTCTACGTCAGCATCGGTAACCAAGGGTTGTGATGCAGTTGTAGGAGTTTGATTAGGTGTACCCAAGGACGTCATAAGTGATTCTAGTTGTGAAACACGCGATTCCAGTTCACGCTTTTCAGCATGTAGGCGTGGTACTTCAGCGTTATACATTCCTTGAAGCGATTTATAGCGCTTCTCAAATGCTTCTTCGTCTCCATCACCTACCTGTGCTTGCTCTTTATCGGTAGGCTCGGCTGCTTGTTCGTCAACACTGTTGGCTTCTTCAACTGCTACGGGCTTAATGTTTTCAACTACGGCCTCGGACGGTGTGTCCTGTTCCGTAACCTCTGAATTAAGTTCGTCGTACAGTTTCTGAACTGCCTCAGACTGCTTCTTAACTTGCGCTGGTATTGCCATGTTAAACGCTCCTATCGGTATGCGTAATTAAACAGCTGTCTCATGGTGAAGACTGTGCTGCGTATTCAGGGGACTTTCTAATAAGGTCTCTGACCTCTTTAAGAACTTGGCACCGCCCCTGCGAACGTGCCACGTTCTCCCCACCCACTTGGGGTAGTTGCTCTAGTTCGTGCTGATACCAGCTATCGAACCAAGTTAGCATTTCGGGGTGCTGACGAGACGCTGCCGCCAACACTTTTATAGTTTGGTTATCAGGGCGCTTCATGTCGCACCTGTAGGTTGAGAAGCAACTACGTTACCATCTGCGCCGCCTTTTGGCGAACCGTCAGGCTGTGTAGGTGTAGGCGCGGCTTGTTGTGCAGCCATCTGAGCTTTGCTTTTAGCTTGCTGCGCACCTTTTTCCCTAGAAGGTATGATGTCTTCTACAGGCATCTGTAACCCTTTAGCAACTTCTCGGAGTAATGCTGCTCGACCATCTTGCCCAACAATTTCTATATCTATCGGGTTAGCTGTAGCGTTAAGGAACTCAACACGACGAACATTAAGAGTCTCTTTGGTAGCTAGGTTTATAGCGCCACGGGCTAGAACTTCTACGTCACCTTTAATAGACTCGTCTTCGTCGTAGCGCATGTTGTATATAAACTGTCTTTGCACGATAGGCCGTACAATGTCGTTATCTATATACATAACAATCTGACGTATACCTTTACCTGCTGAACCCATAAGCATAGAAAGACCAGAGGCAGTACGCCCAGCACCGGAAACATTTAGGTCTCCCGTAACGTATGACGGTACACCGGAATGATCGTCAGCTAACTTACTAAACCTATCATACACACCCATCAACTCGTTGGCACGAGAATCAGGCTGAGAAAAACGAACAGCTGGAGCGCTAGACCCTAAGGGATCATTAGTTACTTGCCAAATCTTCCAAGGATGGAGTTGCGTAATGTCTTCGTTAGGAGGGATACGCTCAAGGTTAACTTCAACTTGAGGGCCAGACGCGAGTCCCATATTGTTAACAAGGGAGCGGGCAGCTGCGTTACAGACATTTTGGAGGTCTTCAATGATTTCTGGAATACCTTTACCCCAGAAAGCACCCGGCGATTTGATAAACGAAGTTTTAACATATGGTTTTTCACCTAGAGGGTCATAGTTTAATAGGGCTTTTATGACAAAATTGCCTACTACCCACACATTTGCGTCGTACTCTTTAGCCTCATCAGGTACGTCTTCATCGCTAAGACCCCACTCAAGTAGCATTTTGCCACTAACTTTACCCCAAAATTCAAGGGCATCAAAGTTTTCGGTAGGGGATTCATACGAATAATACTTACGTTCTAGTTCTTCTTCTTGTAATTTTGTGTCCTCGTTAATCCAAGATTGGCCATTGCCTAGCTTTAAGACTTCGCGGATTGCTTCGCTGTCGTAGCCCGGTATGTCTATAAGATCAGACAGTTGGCTACGGCTCATAGGGTGATGCTCGAATACATACCCTTCGTTTAAATGGGTGATACCCGGTTCAGGATATATGTTAAAAGGATTAACACGTTCGTACTCTGGACCTAATCGCTCAGTACCTTCTACTATCGTACTGCCATCAGGAGCTTTAGAGTAACCTAAAATTCGTTGCCTACGTACCACAGGTCCTTTTATGAACGCTGATGGATAGGTAACCATGTCCGTAATAAACTCGTTAAACGCATCGCCCCAACCGCCCTGCGCAAACTGATCGTTTATTTTTAACTTCATTTTATCTGCACGGTTCTGTGCTTCTTGTAGTACTGCAAATCTAAAATCTTGGCTGACAACTTCTTCAAGCTCAGCCATCTCCTCAACAGTAGGCGCGACACCCTTAGCTTGCATGTCCGCTATAACTTTTTGTGCAAAAGTATTTTTAAGTTTCTCTAACTGGTCTGGAGCTAAATCTGGAATAGGGGTAGGCTTCAAATCCCAAGGGGGTGTGCCTGTGTCAAGTAAGATGTCTCGGAGCCAGCTTTCAGCGCCACGACACTTTACCTCAGTAATCATCATATAAACTTGGGAGCCGCCTTGTGCTTTTATCTGACCCAGTTTATCTGCTTCGTACTCTCCACCACGCTGACGAAGCGCACGAAGCATAATAGTTTCGATAGGTTTTTTAGCAATACGCGCAGGGTTCCAGCAGGATTTGACGTAGGCCGCTAGGCCCAGTACTAGATCACTCTGTTGACGATCCTCCATATCTCGGCGAACCTGTTCTTGTTCGGCTTTGACCATATCATCATTGCTGACAACACGTAGCATAGAAAGCCCTGCCATATGTTATTTACCCGTCTTGATTTTTTTAGTTGGCTTACCGTATCCCATAGGATTTCCTTTAGGCATAGATCACACTCCTTACGTTAACATGTTTATAGCTATACACGTAGTCAAGATTTGGTGCAAGTAAAAGAAAAACCCCGCTAGAAGAAGGGCAACTAGCGGGGGAGAGTCTCAAGTGGAAGAGGCAAGCTGGGAGGAACTTGCTTAGTAACACGCGAGTAGCGTACCATGTTGTTTCAACCGGTGTCAAGTGGTGTCAAGTCCAGCCAGCAGCTGACACAGACTTTACATCTCTACGACGAGCAAGCAACTCACCATCAGACGCAGAGCCTACATGCAGCATAAAATATTGTAAGGCTTCGGCAACGTGGCTGTGCTTGTTCTTATCAATAGTACCATTCTTTTTATGGAACCTATACCCACCCATCATCGCCGCTTTAAGCTGCGAACACCTAGGGTCTACTAGAAACGCACTGTCGCCGTCTACCTGACGCATTAGAAAGTCGTCAACTGAGCTAAGTCGGGCGCTAATATTGTTAGTTTTAGCCGCAATAACGCGCAATCCCTCTGCTTTTATGATGTCTACAGCGCTTCGTTCATCGGTCTGCGCACGCTGTACACCTGCCGGATCGACCACAATAAGCACCGGAATACCAGAAAAACGCTCATATAGCAGCGGTTTTAGAACGGTTCTAACAAATCTTTGCACGCCCATGTCAAAGCTGACGGCCTCATCGTATATAAGGACACGCCCACGAGGGTCTTGTTGTCCTATCACAGCTGCAGGAGTCAGACCTAAATCCATACCCACGACTATAGGACGTACCCCGTTATTGATTGGACGTAACGTAGCTCTACCCATGTGGTAGTCTGGCCTAAAATACTTATACACAGGCTGACCTGCGGAGCTTAGCCCGTAGTCACCGTCAATAAACACACGAATATACTCTTCGCTGCGCCCCTGTGTATCGTAATACTCGTCAGGTAAGTTCTCAACATTCTCAGCAAACGTACTGCGACCACTGGGCTGCTTAAATACATCCCAACCGTTATCATTGTGTCCTACCCCATCCTTAGGATCGAGTTGTTCCATCTGATAGTACCACCACGTATCCATAGTCGGCGGGTTTGTATCACCCCACATACCATACCACGTTGGCCCACCGTCTTTGGAACTGGGGAAACGCCCAATACGCTTAGACATCGCATCCACAATTTCCGGGTGTATGTCACGACACTCGTTGAACCACGCGAACGAAAGCTCAAGCGAGTTAAGGTTAGCCACATCGTCAGCATCGTCGAGCGCACGAAACATTATCTCACACTCAACATCACCTACCTCAAAGAAATACGTCTTGGTCGTACGCATGTAACGTCCGCACACACCCGGCGGGAACCAATCCAAAAATGTTTTAATCACTGTATCCTGCAGCTGCCGAGCAGTCTCACGCACCACAGCCGCCCGTGTTCTACGCTTACCAGATGCGTCGGGTTTCTGCATTGACGCTCTTCGGATGATCTCAAACGAACATGCCACGGACTTACCGGACCCAACGGGACCCATAAGTACCCTCATCTTGTTGTCCGAGTTCATAAAACTCTCACCGGTTGGCGGGGGTGTATAGCTAATATCAAGTGCCATCGGACACCTCCGGCGGGTCAGTACTAAGTAACATTACAATAATCTCCCTTTCCCTACGATTTTTCTTAGGCGCAATAATCGCAGTCTTAAACGAGTACCCTGCGCGAATAAGCAAAAGTCTATACGTATCATACTCTTTAGTATCGCCAAACCTAGCTGCCGGGAACCCTTTGTACTTCCCGTCAAACCTACCCAACATCAGAAATTTGGGCGTCCTCTACCTCATGCTCAACTGTCATGGCCTTGTCCTGACCACCCAAGTTTATAGTTATCTTCACACCGCCTGCCGCATTGGAGTCACCGTCATCACTCTTAGTCTCAAGCCCCGCCCACTTCACAGTAGACTTAATAAGGTCCGCCTTCACAGCAGCAGACACATCAGGATTATGGATCAAAGTCCACGAAGTTGTCAAAAGTTCCTCAGCCTGCGCACGGGCCTTCAGCTTAAAAGTAAGTCCTTTTTCTGTTATATCTTCGCGATATGCCGCCACTCGTTTAAGAAAAATAGGGTCCGCATTAAAGCCAGAGATGTCTTGCCCAGTGACTTTGTGCCTCTGCTTAACCTCATCAAGCGTTTCCCCGCTCCCCTCTAGCATTAACGCTATATCGAAAGCTAAACGATCAGACCACTTGGTGTGAAATAGTGGAAGGTTGTCCATTTTAATATCCCTGTTTGAGCCGAGTATAGTTGCATACTGCGGAATCATCAAGAAGTTTTAGCATACTAAGTTGACAAACTTTACACGTTCCTTTTTTGAGGTCGTGCTGTGAGCGGTTTACTATAATAAGGGGGGCATAGAATTTCCGTAGTCCATGTACCCCCCCTACCCGCTCGCGGATACCCAAGGGGCTAAGCATTACAAAAAATCAATACCCTTGTTTATATAGTGATTATAGGCGAAACTTTACATTTCTTAGGTAAAATGCTTTAAAGATTGCACCAAACGGCACCAGCCCAGCGGGACGATCCTA